CACAACACACAACACACAACACACAACACACAACACAACACACAATGAAAAACATGAACAGAGAAACCTACTACGAGTGGGACGTTGAAACCATAAACCCGGAAACGGGAAACGTCGAAGATCACGACCACCAGACCACCTTTGCAGATTGCCTTCTGTGCATAAACGACGAGAACATGGCGATTGTTTTAGTCAAGACATGGGAGAACTTTAATACTGGAGATGGCGGCAGGGCTTGGGCTTATTTTGACATGGAAACAATGACGTTCCCAGAAGAGTTCGACAACGGGGACAAGGTTCCTAAAAGGTTTCTTTGTGAAGTAAAAAAGGCCACCAAGTAACCACCAACGCACCAACACGAATGACCACAACTTCAGTATCTATCGGAGTCAGAGTGTCTTGGCCCAATTCAACATCCAAGCCGACATATATTTCCGTAAAGAGTTATGTTGATGCCGTCGCATATATTCGCGATTATGTAGGGGCCAAGGATGGGATACGAATTCCGGGAACGCAAACTTACGAACTGAAGGATGCCGTAAGGAATTATATTGTCGCTTTTGCAATCATCAAAGATGTTCAAACCATAACCCACAGTTCAACAGAAATGATTTTTTAGTCCACCAACAACAACACGGCACACACAATGAAAAACACACTAACTATAAATCAGATATCACACGCATTACAGCTTGACGAATACGCCGGATGGTCATGGGAAGGATCAAAGGCTCTCGCCGAATACCTCGACCAAATCGACCAAGAGACAGGGGAAGATACTGAATTGGATATCGTGGCGATCCGTTGCGATTGGTCAGAGTATAAGACGGCTAAAGAGGCCGCCATGCAATATGGCTGGGAGCCAGAGCCAGAGTATACGGAACAAGATGCACAAGAGTGGGCACTTGGATGGCTACAGGATCGCACACAAGTTATTGAGTTCGAAGGCGGCATCATTATTGCCGAGTTCTAAACCCATGAAAAAACACAAACCATCTCCGGCTCTTCTAGCCTTCCGCAAATCCAAGCAATTCCGCTTGTCGTCAATCCTAGTCAACGTGTTCGGCACGTTGTTCGTGCTAGGGTTTATCACGTTCATCTTATTCTGCTTCATCTCCGACTAATCACCAACACCAACACCAACACACACACAATGAAAACAGATGGAATAATCTACGTTCAAGTACCGCACCAGGCGAAGTCAAAAGCCTTCGCATTCAAATCGAAAGAGGAGTTTATCGAGTTCCTGCGTCAGCAGGCTCCGAACGGATTCAGTTTTACCACATACGAACGAGACGAGTTTGACGAGGTGAAGAGCGAGGAAAATACAGGCCATGAAATAGGAAGTGATTGGTGGAACAAGTGGGTCAAGCCGGGATCAGACCTGTTCGACCAAGGAGCAGATATTGTTGCAGAGGTGTGGACTAATGAAGTCAGTCAGGAGTACCTTGCCGACCCTCACCCCGACGAGGAGTTCTCCCGACTGTTCAGGTCAGTTGATGACTTCAATACTCATTACTACCTAGGGCACGACGAGGCGATTCGTATTCTAAAGATCGGGTCAAGTGCCTTAAACCATACCCACCAGCAGTACGAGTCTTTACAAGCCATGGAGAAAGCGGCGGACACTTTGGCGTGGTGGCATAATAGCCATTAAGAAAACAGAGAAGCAAAGGAAGAATAAAGAAAACACAAGGGGCAGGGAGAAATCCCTGCCCTTTTTTCGTGCCTATAAGCCCCGCCAGCGGGTTTTCTTCCCCTTCCCCTATGGTTTCCCCTCCAGAATCTCCAGGCTAATCCTTGCCAGTTTCCCGGCCTTTCTTTTCCGTAGGTTCCTTATCGCCTGATGGTAGCAAACAAAGAGCAAGGAAAGTGATGCCGAATAGGAGCATGATCCCGGCGAAATATAACGCCCAGACAATTAGTGATTTCATGGGACAAATCTCCTCTCCTTTTTCTTTTGTTTAATCGTTTTCTTTATCATCTTCCGCATGGGTTTCCATATTATTTTCACGGACATTAGTGCCGATATTAGTATCATAATCGTGAGAGCATGACCAAGGAAAATTATGTCAATATTTCCCATGCGATTGTATAGGACTTTTCATAGGACTTTTCATAGGTCTTTTCACCCAACGAGATTGGAATACTCTCTATAAAGCCTGCAATACTCAAGCCACTGATCTTCTGAAAGCGATCTGTCTTCTTTTATTCTTAATGTGTTGAATTGAGAAAGCAACTTTACTGCTGATGAAAGTTCTTGTTGCAATTTGTAGATGCGAGGATCTGTCCAATCTACACCGCAACCACATTCAATCTCTGCGTTTCCATCACATTCGCATCCTTTCCCTGCGTAATAGTCATCCGTATTTGTTGTCATTTCTTCTTCCTCCTGTCCTGCATGAATGAAGTGGGGCGTTCTGGCTCCCCATCGAATCCACGGCGTTTCCAGAAGCCATCAATAGCCTTCCTCACCACATAGGAGAGGTGAAGCTCATTAACATGGCTTCCAGATTCATCAATGCTGATCTTTAGTGGAACTCCGTTGCGGGTAGGTTCACTCATTTGGGAGAACTCCCGACCTCACCTTGTTAAGCACTTCCTCGCATTGGCAGAGGATACAGTCTTCCTTGTTCCGCTCGTTAGGAGTGCCATGTTCAAAGTCATCCTGCCTAGCGGCTACGATGATTAACAACGCATAAGCGTGTCCAATGATCTCAAACATTTCCGGGGAGGCGGCGAATAGCTTGGCTAGATTAATGCTCTCCTTAATGGCGATAGCGGCAGATATAGCGGCGACCTCTCGGCCTTCAGCGTCGAGGATCGTGTCCCCATCAGCCCGGAATGGGAACTGCATGGGAACAAGGGCTTTGTCTTTGTATTCTTCTGGGATAATTAACTCGCTCATTTTATTTTTGGTTTTGGTTTATTCTGTATCTACTACTGATTGTTTGGTGTTAAATGCGTCTGCCAAGTCTGGTTCCTGTTCCATGATCTTACGAGCATAAACTGCACGAAAATCGTTGGACAATTTGAACTCTTCCTCGCCCTCCGTGGAGAGATAGTAATTCCACCTCAACACTTCATAGAGCATCCCTATTCCTAGCTTGCGGTTGTGGTTTGATCCCTTGCGGCGAAACTCCCTAGCCAGCCTTACCAAGTTCTCATAGACATGAGGATTGGTAGCGTGGAACTTCTGGAAACGAGCGTAGATGCTCGTATCCTTTTCCTCTGGTAGAGGCGGGGTGAAGTCTAGTTCAGATTGCATTGCATACTCCCTTTGGAACTCCCTTGCGTGGCTCTCTTACTCGCTCGTCTGGGTAGAGGCGTTGCCTAGCTTGCTTTTCCGTGTAGCCAAGAAGCTCCAAGCCCTCCAGAACCTCATGATCCTCCAAGTCCATAGCTGGCTGGTTGATATACTGGTCTAGGTGATCCCAGCGTTCAGACACAACTCGTGGCCCAAACCAATCCCACCAGACCACCTTGGCAATCTGGGTGCGGATCTTCTTTGGCAATAGCTCAATGTGAGCAGCCCATTGCTCCGGGGATCTTTCTTTTAGTAATGTTTGCATAATACTTCGTTGATTGTGTCGGCAATCTTTTTGGTTTTGCCTAACGAGTTTAGGGTTTGGATTTGTTTGAGTGCGGCAATCAGTTCTTGAATTTGCAACACATACTCACGGCACTCCCATTTCAGGGATTCAGTGTCATTCTGCATTTTGTTTGGCGATCTCCTGTTTGGTGATGTCGATGGCAATGTTGTAGAAATACAAGTCAAAGTTGGCCCGGTCATCTCGGAAGAGACGAGCAAGTTGCTTGAGTTGTTGTTGTTTCACATGAATGCCGTAGCAGTGAAGGCCAAGGATGTATGCACCCACACAGCCAAGACCGCCCCAGATAAGAACAAACAGGCTCATTCTTCGTCCTCCTCATTCATTTTAACAATGTCACATTCCCCGGCATCCATTGCGTCTTGAATGGCTTGGCCTCGTGGAGACAAAGGATTCCGCTCATATGTTCCAGCCAAATCCTCGTACATTTGCCGCCTTGCCTCTTCTCTGGCTTCTCGCAGAAACTGAAGGTCGCTTTCTGAAATGCTCATTTGTTTTCCTTGATAGCTTTGTTCGCCACAACGAGGTCGTGGAGGATTTCCTTTGCACGAGGGACGCTGATGCGTATCTCGTCCAACCCATGACGCTGGGCTTGCTTGATGCTCACTTGAAAAAGTGGAGCCAGGTTCAGTAACGATGCGATGTGTTGTGTTTTCATTTTTGTTCAGCGGAGGTTGTGCCGCTGGAGATGAGTCTTTCAGAATTTCAGAACTATGCAATAACTATTTTTAAAAAAGAATCCCCCCTCCGACACAACTCGGAGAGGGGACTTTTACCAGCACAGACAATTTATTAGAACGGCAAATCTGAATCCCGATCCTTTGGAGCAAAGCCATTTGCCTTGCTTTGATTGTGCGAGTCAACGCCCTTCTTGAACGGCTCTTTGATGGAACCAGATAGGAACTCGCCGCCCTGCTTCCCGGCTTTGTTCCAAGCACTCATCTCCCACTCCTTGCCGTCAATGGTGATGGTTCCAGTCCAGTTGGGAGCCTTGGGGTTTGCGTTGTTTTTGGGGAAGAGGACGAACCTCTTTTCGTTATCGTATTGCATTAGAATAGATTTTTGTTGCTTCGTATTTCTTGAACGAAATCTCCAGCAGACCTGTGGTCTGGGAAGATTCCAATGATGGGCCAAGCTCCACTGCTTATGCCCTTTTTTGCGTCTTCAAGATTAGAGCGAAGAGTCGTTTCTAGCTCTTGAATGTGGAACTTGTTTTGTTGCGAGTTGTATTCAACAACCCACGCATCTTTTGTATTTATCATTTTTGCTTTGTTGTTTATCTCTCGTCAAACCGAAGGAACTCCGATCTAAACGAGAGGGGAATACTAGCTCTTGGACAGGCCCTTGCAAGTCTTATATTTAAATACCAATCGTCTGGATTTTTCTCTGATTGGTTGATTGTCAAGAATAAATCGCAGTCGTGTTCGATTGCCCTTGACTCTCTGGAAGCACCATCAGAGTTGAGTTGGGTAAGAGCCAAGATCACGATGTTCATCTCCTTCGCCAGCATCTTTAGCGTTCTGCTCACATCTGCCACTTGCCTTTCCCTGCTATCCTTGCGGTCAGTAGGTTCGATAAGCTGGATGTAGTCCACCACAACCATCTTGACTTGGTGGACGGCTACCATACGCCTCACAGCCGCCCGGAGTTGTAGGCAATTCATGCTACTCTCATCTCGGATGAATAGCTTCAGACCAGATAGTTGCCCCACTCCGATACCGATCTTTTTCATTAGGTCATTGTGTGGGTCTTTCTTGGACAGCAAGCTCACATCAGCACCGCTATATGAGGCTATAAGGCGGTCAACAAGTTCCCCGCTACTCATCTCTAGTGATACGATCCCAACAGGATTGCCGCCAATGTCGCTCGTTCTCATAGCCATGTTTAGGGCCATTGCCGTCTTTCCTCCCTTGGTTGGTGCGCCAATGACGATAAGCTGGCCCCCTCGGAATCCACCAGTAAGCTCATCAAGCTCACTAAAGCCAGTGGTAATGCCAAGTAGCTTGCCCTTATTGTCCACCATCTTTTGGTATTCATTGAGCCTATGCCCAGCGGCCTCCTTGATGGTAACGATTCTTGAAGCCGTTTCTGCATCAGCCGCCACAGCAACCAAAGCCTTCTGAACGATCTCGCTCAAATCCCCAGCATCAGCGGGGTTCTGGGCACTGGCTATGATCCTTTCAGCGGCAGAGATTGCCAGCCTAGCAGTGTGCTTCCGCTTTAAGATGCCAAGGTAGTTCTCCCAATTCCCCAATACTGCTGGAGCAATAAAGCACTCCGTTAGGAAAGCCGCCCCGCCAGATAGCTCTAGCGTTCCAGCTTCATTCATGGCATCAGTGAGCGTGACCAGATCGCAATTTTTTCCCTCCTTCCATAGATTGAGAGCCGCATCAAAGATACGACGATGGCATGGGTGATGGAATAGTTTGCCAATGTTGCCGTCAGCCACCTCGTTAAGAAGGCTTGATTGTTGGATTACGCAGGAGAGGAAAGCCTTTTCTGCGTCTTCGTCTTTAGGAAGGCTCACTTCTTTTTCTTCCTTTTTGGCTCTGGCTTGGCTCCTTGCATTGCCCAGTAAAGCTCAACTTGATGCTGGAATACATTCCACTCTTTGGAAAGATCCTCCTTCCACACCACTTCAAAGTCACCTTCCTCCTGCTTTCCGATACGGACAATTGCATGGTTGGTGATTTTCTTCCCATCGTTGTTAGCCTCCCACAATGCGGCATACCCAGCACATTGCCGCCAATAGCTCTCGCTGATCTTCTTGGAGGTCTTGAAGTCCAACAGAACATGGTCGCCGTCATCGTCCACGGCAATGAGGTCAATCGTCCCTCCATAGCGGAACTCCTCATTAACAAGCTGGATCTCCGTTGCTACCACCTTTAGGTTCTGAAGCTCCCACCAGTCTAGGAACTTGGTGTAGCACACAAGAGCCTTGGCTATATCGGCCTCATCATAATCGGACAGATCAGCCACTTGGTTGTTGAGCATACACTCAATCATAAAGTGGGCGAGTGTTCCAATATCAGCGGCCTTGTCCCTCTCCTTTCGGTAATCAAGACCTCGCTTGCCTAGATCCCAAGCCCAGTGGATGAGTGCCCCTGCGTCATCTCCGATCTTGCATATAGTGCTTCCCCCAGGCACTTGGGTTCCATCAGCTAGGTGGTATTTTTGGTGGGGTGCATTACGCACAAGTTTTACTTTTTCCATATGTGTGTTGTTTATTTGTTTACTGATTCTGAAAGAAGTCTAAATGCTGTTGCCGCCACAATTGGAACTTGTCCATTTCCAATGGCTTTAGAGCGGCCCACCCAATTGTCCATCCCATTAGCCATTCCATCCATTCTGGGTTGATTAACTTTCCAGAAAGATGTTGGTATTTTGGTAAAGAAGGAAGTTCTTCTAAATTCACCATAGCATTCTTTCTTATATAAAATTTCTTCTGTCTGGATACAGCGGCTCTTGGCGTTGGCAAAGATCCAGATGCGTTCTCTTCTGTGAGGTGCGCCGCACATTCCAGCGGATATAACTCCCCACCTTGCGTCATACCCCATCTCGGAAAGATCTCCAAGGACTCGGTTGAGTCCTCGAATAGCAAGCCTTGGTGAGTTCTCCACGAATGCGTATTGAGGTCGTACTTCGCCAATGATTCTGGCCATTTCTCTCCAGAGTCCGCTTCGCTCTCCTTGCAGTCCTGCACCTCTCCATGCACAGCTAATGTCTTGGCAAGGGAACCCTCCGCAAACGACATCGACTTTTCCCCTCCAAGGGGTTCCGTCAAAGGTGCAGACATCATCCCAGATTGGGAACTTTGGCAAGATGCCGTCTCGTTGCCGTTGGAGCAAGACTCGTCGGCAATAGGGTTCAATTTCCACAGCACAAACTGTGGTGTGTCCGAGGAGCATTCCTCCCAAGATCCCCCCTCCTGCTCCTGCAAATAAATGTAGCTCATTCATTTAATCCTCCATTGAATCTTCAACTTCTTCAACATCAACTTCCTCTCCGCAGTTTGGGCACTCGCAAGGACAAACCTCTGCTCCCGACCCCTGTTCTGCGTCTTCAAACCTTCCTGACATGAATCGGTCTGGAGTGGCTGGAGTAAAATCCACCTCAAACTCGTGTTCGCACTCCTCGTTTTTACAAGTATAGTCTGTTTTCATTTTTTTAGAACCTTGCAAACAATTGCCGTAGTGAATCCGTAGCTCAATGGGTAAAGAGACTGAACGATCCCGGCTTCCTCAAGTGCCTCAAGTATGCCTTCATTTTCGCTATAGTTCTTTATGATGACTTCATTTTCCAGAAGATCAGCGTCTGGATCATTTATAGTTGCTGTTGCGTATGGCATACCATCCTGCGTTAAGCGGATGGCTGTGTTGCCGTCTGCATACTTGGTGAATACGACCTCGCATTCGTTTCCGTTGTGTATGATTTTCATCTTGTGGGCTGGCTGGTTGTAGCCAGTGCCACTACCGATAGTCAGATTCTGCTTCGTTGTCCAACACAAATTCTTCCCAAGATGAATTATTTTGCCCCTCGTTTGCCGTGGCATTTCCAAACCCAACTTGGTTGATATAGACTTGACACATGATGGAGAATGCGTCAGCCGCATCTGGGGATTGCCCATTGGTGCGTCTCTTCATATCCATCTTTGATTCCACGACTATCCTCTCGCTCTTTAAGCTGTAGAGCCTCGTGCAGAACTGCTGGCAAGTCTCGTCATCCATGCCCCTTATGCGTCCAGATTGGACAAGCCTAGCAACATTCCCCCATAGCTGGCTCACCCTATTCCCATAAACCTTGTTGGCTGGTCTATCATCCTCAACGCTCACGGCATTGTCCGTAGCTGAACCAGCAAAGCTGATGCGGTGAAACCCTGTCTTCCATCGTTGAGCAATGATGTCTGCTATGCCAGCCCCTGCACCAGTGGAGTCTAGCCCAAACCCATCTGGCTCAACTCCGTGTTTGATCAGTTGCTCAATCGTCTTGTCAGCCACTTGGTAGAACAGTGGGTTGGAGATGGAATCCTCCAAGTGGATCTTGATCTTCTCCGTGGACAAGAGCGTTTGTTCTCCATCCATTGCAATTCCGATCTTGGCAATACGGAGCATACAATCATCACCACCACTCGTGAACGCAGGGTCAAGGCCAGCAATCGTCTTAATTCCCCCGCCCCGCCACACCACCTTCTCCATAGCCTTGCCGTCCTGTATCGTGGCGGCATCTAGAATCGTGTTTCTCACTCCAGATGGAGGCCAGAAGCCCCGGACATAGCTGTGCCATTCTAGCGAGTTCTCGCCATGATTCTTGCGTATGGTGTCAATGTTTTCTTGGGCGAACAGCTTGGGGAATATGGTTTTCCCTGCCTTGATGTTTGGGCTTTTGAGTCCATCGAAATGCAAGCAGATTCCAGTGCGAGTCTCCCAATGCTCGTCATTAACGGAGATTGTTGACCACCCCCCCTTGGGTTGGCAGAACTGACCATGAGCATCAAACTGGCTAGAGGCGTTGGCAATTGCTACAAACTTGTAGAGTTGCGTTCCCACTTGGAGGTTGGCCCTAGCACTGAAGATAGCTGGTTGAGTCTGTGCCGCTTCGTCCACAATGATCACCATGCGGTCAGTATGGACTCCCTGCAACTTACCCACTGCCTGTTCCACGCTTCCAGAATCTACTGCCAAAGCCACCACAGCATTACGATCATCCCCCTTCTTGAACTGAATCTTGGTTGCGGAATCCACAACATTCAAACCAAACAGAGGAACCACCGGGGTCATAAAGTTCATCACTTCAGCCCAGATACGGCCTCGCAGGGAGGGAACTGTTGTTGAAGTGAGGGCCAAGCGTGTAGCCATAGGCTTCGCTAAAAACTCCACGAGCGAGAGCATTGTGAAAGTGAAGGTCTTTCCAGCCGCCGCACATCCTGTAGTCCCGATCTCATCATAGTTTGTCCACGCCCATAAACACATCTCACTCCAATCGTTCCAGCCCTTATATGCCCAAGGCCACAACATTTGGATGATGTGTTTCATGTGCTGACCTCTGCTATGCCCACCATACTTCTCTGGGGTTGGGTTGCCAGCCATGATCAACTCAACTTCTAGCTGTGTTGCCTTACTGCCCAAGTGGACAGGATCAATTCCGTATGTCTGTAGTTTCATAAAATAAGAAACCCCTCCCTAGTCGCACTTGCGGTAGAGAGGGGCTTCCGTTTTTCCCACGCTGAATTAGTAGCTTCGCAGTTGTGACCTAATGGAGTCAAGTGCAGATTTTGGCTTTCCTCTGCTTTCTCCCTCCTCGTCAGATGAGCTTCCCTTTGTAATACGAGGCTGGACTGCGGCATCAGCCGCCGCCCTGCTCTTGTATTTGGCAAGCTCTGCCTTCAGCTTCTCGTTCTCTGCAACTGCCTCTTTTGCAATCACTGCAAGGAAGGGAGCAACCACCATTTCATTCTGACTGGCGTTGCCGTGGATGATTGCTCTTGCGGCCTCCACCCTAGCACTCACTGCCTTGTTGTGGTCATCGTCCCCTTCCACCTCACGGAAAAACTCACTCTTGTTGGCAAGGTGAGCCTTCATGCGGTCAAAGTTCTTGTTTATCGTTTCCGCTGTTTGGGCTTGTGACTGGACTTCTGCTTCTTGAATTTCAACGGCAGTATTGCGATAGTCTGATAAAGCTCCTTCCAGACTTCCCCGCTTATTGTCAGCATCGTTGACAAGCTGAAGGAACTGGGCCGAAGCCGCTCCACCGCCGAAGCTCTCGTCGATGAACTCAATTCTCTCTTTGCCTTTGAGAGAGAGGGCTTTCTCTGCGATGCTTGGATCGTCTGCGATTTCTTGGGCGAATGCCGCCGCTTGTTCAATGCTTGCTTTGTATGGTGCTTCATATTTTTCCTTGAATTTAGGGGAACGCTCAAATGCGGTGCGTTCCAGTTCCGCTTCCAGTTTCTCTAGCTTCTCCCGATAGGTCTGGACTTCCGTATCTTTGGATTTAAGTGTTTCCTCGTAGCTCTCCGCTTTTTTGCGAAGCTCGGCGATGTTGTCCTCCTTGGACTTCTTCTTCTTCTCGGCAACAGGCTCTGGGTCTTTGGACAGATCAATGTCAGAGATGTCGAAGCTGTTCTCTGGCTTTGTCTCCTCGGCCTTAACCTCCTTCTTGGATTCGGACTTCTCCGTGGAGCCTCCCTCCATCTGCTTTAGGAAGTCTTCGCTCTCCTGCGTGGAAACCTCGTCCATGCCTTCTGGAACAGGGATAGCAATGTCTGGAAGGTTCTCCAAGCTCTTGAGGTTGGTTCGCTCAATCTTGGGCTTGCTCTTTAGTTGGCGGGAGATTTGACTCTCCCAGCTTTCGTCCACCGGGGGTGGCGTGTTTCCGATGTTGGCTTCTGCGGGTGCAGTTGTATTTAGGGTGTGGTCTGACATAAATTATTCGCAAGTAATGATTGTTTCGATTTGGTAATTATTAAGAAAATAAGCCATACTTGATTTGCTGATGTTGTTTTGTTTATAAACACATGATTCAATTGGAATTGTTTTCCACATAACATCTTGAGGGGTAAATTGACTTGCTATTAGTGGAATTTCTTTTTCAATCTTTGTGTCTAGCACATCATCCCAACTCTTGGGAATACATCCTTGAATTGATTCTAAATTGTTTATCATGTTAAAACTCTCCAATATAGGAGGGCGGGATTTCATTCACTTCTTCTGGGACAACGGCAAGGTTGTGGAGGTCTGCAATAATCCCTGCTCTTCCAGCATCATAACCAAACAGCACATGGCTATTGGATGCCACTTGCAAGATAGCGTTAGTGTTTCCAAGGGCTTTAGCGGCTGTGAGTGAGTCCACTACAGACAAAGCCTTCTGGATGATAGGCATGGCAAGTGCCTCCTTTAACTGCGAGGCAAGACTTACATCCTGCCTCCACTGTTCGTATGTCATTTAATTAAGTCTTTTTTCTTTGGGAGTTTTTCATCACTGAAGATTATCCCATGTTCTTCAGCTTTAGTGATTTCATCAAGACCATCAATAAGAGAGTCCGTATTAACCACAACATTAAATCCATCTACAGATTCTGCGTGTTCCTTGCAAGCATTAATTGCTTCTTCCATTGTATCCCCCACGCCGATGCAATCCCCAATCTCAATCATTTTAACTCCATCTGTGGGGATGATATAGCCCTGCCCTTCAATGTTTGCGTAGTTACGCCACTTAATCCATTGTTCAGCCCCCGGCTGAACATTCACCGGGCACCAGCGTTCTGCGGCAAAGTCAGAAGTGATGATAGCTAACGCCCCATACTTATGCCTCCACTCTGGCTCAACCAAATCGCCATAAGCACCGCCCTCTACAATGTCGCAAACATTCTCAATCATCTCCCAATACAGGGCAGATGGAGGGGCAGGGCATCGTGTAGTAAGGTCAATCAGATAAGGGGTTCCATCTTCCGTAACCCTAACCTCTGTAGAAAACCACTGGCGATATTCAGCTTCAGCTAGGAATGGAGCCAACTTCTCATTAACCATTCTCACTGGCTCTGCCAGCTTGGAATAATCACGAATACAACCAAGGTATCCCTTGTCTTTAATCTCCACACCAGCGAGGCAAGTGGATGGGAACTTTCCATCAATGCAGAAGCCGTCATATCCAGCCTCTACAACGCTATCAATCTTATGCTCTACGACAAAAGGAAACACTTCACAAGCACCGCCAAGGTGATCCCAAAGCTCATTCATGCGAGGCTCTGCTGTCTTCCAGTTCTTGGAATGGAAGGTTTCCGCTAGTCCACGGAAGCCACTGATCTTCACATAGACCTCCTCATTTTCCTCAAGATAGGATCGGAGGTTGCTCATGCCAGTGACAAGCTCGCACTTGCCCACAGGAAGCCCCAAGGACTTCATGGTTTCCTTGGCCCTCCACCTCTGGACTTCCAGCTTCTCTCCTAGCCCAGCCCCCCAGACCTTGTAGCCTCTTGAGCGTAGCCATTCCTGTAACTGGTAGAATCCCACATCTGGGAACACAATGAAGTCAACTTCATCCACAAGCCTCCACATATCCTCAACCCGCTCCACGCCTTCAATGCCATCCCCAACCATAGCAGGGCCATGCTTTGGGAACGAGCGATCTGCGTATGGAACGAAGTAATATACCTCGTGCATCTCTCCCAGCCTCTTTGCGAAGCTGGTGAAAATTCCGTGATCAATTACTAGGCACTTTGATCTACTCATTGAATCCCATTTCCTTTGCTTGCTCGTCTCTTATTGTTTGAATTAGTAGCTTATGTGCTAGTGCCAGTTCAGAATCAATTCCGTGGAATGTTCTGTGATAAAGGTAGCGATCATAGATTAATGCTACGATCACTTCCGTTGCCTCTGCCTTCCCCGCATCGAAGGGGTTCGTTTCCATTGTATTTCAGTTTTGTTTTAGGTTTACCGACAATTCCAAGCCCGGAGGGACTTGTTGATCCTGCTATCGGGATCTCGCTTTGTTGCCTCACTGGTCAACTTGCTCTTCATCCCTTTCATTCTAGCACAGAATGATTTTTTCCTTGCGGCATCCTTTTCTGTTTTAGGGTGCGGTGCAGGGGCTTTAAGGTTGCCTCCATGAGCCTTGTTATAGGAGGCTCTGCCTTTGGCGTTCAATCCTCCCTTTGCGGACTTTCCTTCCTTTCTTTGCCATGCTTCGCTCATATTATTTCTTCTTTGCTGTTTTGGCAGACTCCTTAAATGCCTTGGCAGTAGGGCGACCCTTCTCGCCAGCCTTCTTCATGCGTTCACCAGAACCTTTTTTGATTCTCTCTCTCTTTGCGTGGATGTTTGCGTATAGTCCGTCTTTCATCTTTGTTTATGGTTGGATCGCTCCGTATTTTTGGGCCACCTTAACCCTTTCGATCATCAATTTTTGAGCAGTTTTTTTATCGCTCAACTGCATCATGTGTTGAGCTTTTGCTGATTTAATTTGCAAATCGTTTTGGGCTTTCATCCTATCAAGCTCAATCTTGTTCATGGCAACCATAGCCTTTGGATCTTGCTGTTGACCCTGTTGTTGCTGTGCCATTTGAGCCTGTTCCTGCTCATCAATTTGCTGTGCATACTTGTTAAGCTGGTCGGCAATCTTCATCAACTCGCTCAACTGCTCATTCATGGCATCATGCTGTTCCTGCCTCGTAGGATCTTCCTGTAAGAACTGGAGGTGAGATAGCATATGCGGAATAGCGGCCTGCATAGCACCGCTAACTTGGCGAGGGTCAACTTGTTGTTGTTGAACTGCTTGCACGAGACTGCCAGCAAACTGCATATGGACAGTAAGATGGGTATAGTGGTTTTGATCTGGATCAATAAGCACTTGTCCACCCTGCTGAAGAGCATTGTTTTCTAGAGAAGCAATAGAAAGATCGTTGCCGTCTGGCTTAACCTCTTCTGGGATACCGAAAGTCTCAACCCCAGTTTGTCCCGCAATTGCCGCTATATTGGCATTAATAACTCGTTTCCGATTGGACTCTGGGAGTTGAGGGAGGTATTGACCGATAAGCTCCATAGCTTGCATCCGAGCGGCAGAGCTTCCCTGCCCAATAGAACGAGTTGCCCTAACTGTGTCAATGTCAAGCATGGCGGCGGCAGGAACGCCCCTGTCCATACAAGCCTCTTGGAATCGTAGTGCTTCCCTGCCACCATGATCCTCTTCAATCAGATTTGGGTTGGCGGCCCTGCGATAAACCTCTGCATAATGAACATCTAGAGCCTGTAGGTAGATTTCTGCACGAGTGTTGGTGAGGCGGCTTTTCTCGCCAATCTCCATCTCGACTTCCTTGTTGCTCTTCTTGCGTCCTCCACCACTAACGGATGGCATGAAGCTCCCAATGTCATCACTCTCCTGCCCTTGGAAGAACTGGGCAGTCTGCATAGCGGCAGACAAGTTGCTAGACACATTCGCTTGAGTAAGGTTAAGACCGGGTGGAAGAATGCGATAAGGCCCAATCTGGACAGTCTTTAGCTTCTCCGCATCAGCGGCAGAGTTAGGCTGGAACATCACGCATGACCCAATGATTACTCCCTCCATGAGAGCATTGTTCACTCTGTTCATGGCCTCGGCGTATTTATAAACCTTCTGGCCCAATCCCCTAACTCCATGATAGAAGCCGTTGCCAACTCCGTTTAGGAAGACAGTGAAGGCATTGCTGAACTTGTCATAACGCCCAATTTTTTGGCAAAGGAACTCCGTTGAGTTAAGACGATCAAAGATGTAGTGAGAGATGCGACCATCGTACTCTTTCACATAAAAATGAGCTACTTTGATAATCTTGCTCTTGGCATAAGAATAATAGAGGGCATTGTTCTTTAGCTCCCTCTGATACCACTCCCAAGGACGGCGTTGATCCTGTTCGTCCACACGAGCTTGCATGATGGCCTCTTGGCACTGCTCAACATCCCATCCTCCCCTTTGGGCGGCTTCCTCATCCTCAATGTAAGAGTAGAGTTGTTCGCAATAAAGCTCGTCTAGGATATAGCAGAACTCCCAGTTATCCCAATCCACCTTGGAGCCTTTGGGCACAACAAGAGCATAAGGCTCAATGGCTTTAGCCCTCCAGTCGGTTCCGTCTGGAAAATACATACAAGCCTGTCCATGAATGACAAGCTCCTTATGGCAAACTTGATGCTGGGCCAGGAAGTTGGGATTAGAAGATGACAGGAGCCTGTGGAACTCTTCTGTGATGATCCTGCTCCATTCCTCACGCTTCCCCATGTCTTTACCATACTTTGTCTTAACTGTGGCATAGCTCCCTACAGAGGTTAGGATGTCAAAATAAGGGATCACTGCGGCTTCCACCTTGGCCTCCGCATGACCCCAATTTACATTAATCCGATCAGCTTGTCCCATCTCACGAAGCTGTTGCTCGTTGTATGGGGGGTTTCCATCAATAATCCCTTGGATCTGGGAACGGCGATAAGAGGCAATCTGATCATCATTGATCAGTTCATAAAGCATTGACCTAGCCGATCCAGCGTCCTCAACCCTTGTGCGGGGAGGTTTTTCGCCCACCTTGGGATCTTTTAGGCCATATTGAATCATATTTTAAGTGATGCCGATGCTTGGTTTAGGTCGTCGTTTTTTAACCAGCACCAGTCTGGTCGAGCCTCCGTTGTCTCTGGTTTCTCACCAGAAAGCAACACTTTTTTGTCAACATGGACAATTGCTTCATTTCTACAACCGCATAGCCCACAAGTCAATAGGCTACTATCTAAAGGAGTTGAGCGACCTCCCTTAACCTTTGCTACCAAGGATGTTATCTGTTGCATAGCACCACATCCTGCACAGAAGTTAGTTGTCATGTTATTATAACATCTAGCACAGATTTCAGCCCTTCTGTTAGCCTCCTCCTGTGGAACAAAGACATCCTTCCCCTTCATCTTGTCTATAGCCATAGTAGCTAAAGAGGTGATGCCCTTAATAATGCCCTCGGCTGACACAATTGATTTAGCCCCTGCTGGCTCCTTGCCATCCTCGTATTTGCACCAACCAGCGGGAAGCTGGCGGCATAACTGATCCTCTACGGATTCCTTCCAATCTGGAGGGAGTGGAATATTGTTGTCCTCGTAATGCGACTTAACCCTGCCAAGCAATCCGCTCATGGTATGCTCACGATCAATCTTAAACCCAGTCTCTGGGCAAGTGTATCGGAAGAACCCCGGCGGGACTTCGCTAATCTTTATGAGTTTCTGTCTCATCGTTAAGTCTTCCGTATAACGCTTCTGCTTGTCTAAATCCAGAGAGATATGCCGCCGCTAGGTATTCCCTATGGCCTTCTGCACTTCCATGATTCTTTGAGTATGTGCGAACACCAATAGTGTTCATCCACTCGTCAAAGTAATCTGCGGCGTTTTTATTTGTAAATGGCATCCTCTTCCTCCTCTTCGTCGTCAAGCACTGGCTTTGATTGGTTTAGCACCGGGTGCGACAGAATAAATAAGATTGCGATAAATATCTCCCACGATAGTTCCAAGCTCATTAACAGCCTCTTCTTTAAGGTCTGGAAATCTGGCATGGAGGGCTTCGTGCGATACAACATCGACGAGATCGCATCCACCTTTGCGTGATATAACAATCCTTCGGTTCTCATAATCGCACAATCCAAGGGCATCCTTGCAGTTGCCCCATCCGTATTCCCACCTTCGCTCGTTGATTTTAACATATCCTATTCTTTTAAAGTTCATAAGCGTGTCTGTATCAAGCAGTAAACAAATACTGCACATAAGATTGCACAAAGTGCAAGTTGTTGTTCAGCCGTCATTTTGGCAAGATCATTCCCTTCCTCAACACATTCACTCCACGGAGATTTCCATTATCGCCAAATGAAGGCTCAAGTTTATATTCAATCCCGCCAGCTTTTAGATCATTGATCACATTCTGGAGGAATGATTTTTCCCTTGGGCTATTCTCGTTGTATGGGCCAGCCAGAATAGAAAAGTTTGGTTCGATGTAATATTCGTTACTCAATGTCATTTTTTTATTAGTTTATAGTGTTGGGTTGGATATAGCCCCCGGCTAGGTGTGATTATCTTGTATTTTCTAACCTCCATCAATCCAGCTTTTATTAGTTTCGCTATCGTTCTGGTTGTTTCAGTAGTTCCCTTTTGCCATTTATCCTCCCATTGGGATCTTGAGAAAAATCCAGCATCTGGCTTTTCAGCAACGGCTTTGTGATAAAGAGATATTACATCTGCATATTCATTTATATATTCATTTTTACTCATAGCGGCAACCTCCATTCTTTGTTAAATTCGCTTCGTGTGCATAGCCAGACAGCACTATCTGTATCGCCAATCTCACCATAAACGATTCCCTGCCTCCATCCTAGCGTGGCCCTGCGACACTTTGCGTATTCCATGCTTCCTTGGCGTGTTAATGTCCCGGCACAATATCCTGTGCTTTCCTTGATAGTTCTTCCTTCTGCCATCTGGCTACGATGCGTGTGCCCGAATATAACCTTACCTCCATACATCTCTGCCATATCACGAGCCGAGTTTTCGTTGTAGATGGTTCCATGTGTGAAGGTCACATCACCGATAACCAACCTCTGATATACTCCATTGTACGGAATCCTGCGGCAACCAATGTCGAGGAAAGCCCGGTCAATGTAGTCCGTAGCCTTGTGAGCGGCGTAGGAGACAATGGCGTTACGATGATTGAGCATTCTGGGTATTCGATCTTCATGGTTTCCGTCCAACACATGAGTTGGTCGATACTTTCGCAAGAACGAGATCCCGCCATCAATGTCTGGAGCGACAGGTTCAGACTCGTCGGAGCTTCCAGCCGCACCACTACGCCATGCGGTTGTATCGCACCAATCGCCCAGATGAACAACAATCGTTGGCTTCCATCTGTCTCGCATTTTAAGGACAGCTTCAATGGCAGTATGGTCAGCATACTTTCCGTGAGAACAGGCAATGGCAATGAACCTCTCATATTTCTTTGCAACATGAGGGGCGGCTTTCGCCGCCCCTTTTGCTTTCGATTTAGGATTCATTAGAAGGAGTGAGTGTGACTAGCTCCCACTTGCTGGGATCTTTCTTCCCCGGACTCACGCCAGCGTCAACAATCGTCCCATCAGAACCGAATGTCGTTGCCGCACTGAACAGCTTCTCATCAAAGGTCATGGCCTCAATGGTCTTGCCTTTGTCGCTGAACTCAACGGAATATAGCGTCCACTTCTTGGCAGATCCTTCCTTGGATTGAGCCGCCACCTTCGCATTAGTCGGGAGAACTCCCCGCCAAGTTGTTGTGACTGATCCTACTGGACGAGGAGCCGCATCCTTTTTGTCCATCACCTTCGCTATGGCAGGACGAGCTTCCTCCTTTTTGGCAAGCCCAGTTGAGACATTACCATCATCGTCATCCTCTGATGCTATGCCCAAAACAGAGGCCAAGCTATATCTCCTGGCATAAGTTATTGCTGACCCAACTCCCTGTGGTGACTGATCCTTTAATGGGAGGAGCAGTGTTGTGGTGGTGCTATGACCTCCCTTGTGGATAATCGTAGTCTCAACCCCGGCTGTTCCTTCCATAAACAAAGGCTGTTGCGTAACCGCAAGGCCATGCTTGGCAAGGATGGGGCGTGTGGCCTCAATGATTGCGTCTAGTGGTGCGTATTTGGATTTGAAATACGGATTGGATGCTGTCTTGGGAACATTGGATAGTTCCCCGATTGCGGCTACTAGAGCCTCTGAATACTGCGTTTGTGCGTTTGTTTCCATTGTGTTTTTATTCCTCTTCCTCAATCTCCGCTTCTTCGTCGATTGATTCCAAGATTTCATCTAGCTCTGAACGGATAAATGCCAGCAATGCCTTGAGGCGTTCGTTCTCGTCTTTAAGCTGTTGATTGGTCTGTGCCATAGGTCGTGTGTAGTTGGATGATGATGTGATAGCAAGAACTATTTTTGAAAAAGATTCTGCATCACTCCAGCCAAATAAACACTGGCCCTGCTTGACGGATACTCCGTGAGAGCAAAGTTGATTGCGGCTGTGAGGGATTCGTTCCTCTGCTTGATTTGTTGAATGACTGGCGAAAGCTCGTTCATGTTGCGGTCAATCGCTTTCAGCTTCTCCTCAAGGTGAGAGATGATCGTGATGAGCTTGGAGTTCTCGTTGAGCAGGGATTCAATGGTGGTGTCGTTTGGTGTTGTCATTTGATTTTTTCCATTAGTATATCAATGGCTCGGTTGATTTTTTCTTGAAGTGTAACAGCCTTATCTGCGTAGTATTTGTTGCCATCTAAACAAGCATTTTTCTCTGTCCTTAATGCGGCAACTTTGGCCTGTGATGCGGCAAGTTCTCGCTCAAGTTGTTTAGAAAAATCAACGAGATCGGCTTCGCATAGCATTGAATAGAATACCGCATCAGTTCGTGGCGTGTCGGTTGTCATGCAGTCCTTCTATGTGTATAGGTTTTGGATTGCAACAACAAAATAAAATTATTATTTGCTTGACGAGAAAAGTCGAGTCAGTAAAATCCCCTGCGGAGCAGGACTCAAGAGAGTCCACAAACCTTGCGTAGATCAGCAGTTCTAGCCAACCATCCTTTTAAATACTTCCTGCTTGATGGTCTTGCTTCTGCTAGATTTTTATAAAAATCATCTTGAGCATCTAAAAACTTTCTTGGATTGGCTCCCGCTTGACGAACCAAC